TTTGATGAAACCAGAGGAAAAGAAAGAACACATTGTAAAAACATTAGAACTTATTGCTAAACAAAAGATCTTCTACGGTAGGTTACAGTTGATGGCATTAGAAGATCAAGAGGCAGCAGAAGTCAAGATTCGTATAGATCAAATGACTGAAATCTATAGTGGTGGTAAGCAAATTCAAGAAGTCTTAGAAGATATGGAGAAACGCTTACACTCTTGGAGAAGGGAACTTGACGCACATAAATAATTATGTTACCCTTATGGGGTAGTAAAAACATACAACACACAAAAACAACAGACTAATTATGTCATTCGCAAGTTTAAAAAAATCATCTGGTAACTTTGCATCTCTTACAAAAGAGATCAACAAAATGAACAGTAAAGGAAACAAATCTGACGAACGTTTCTGGAAACCAGGTGTTGACAAGTCAGGAAATGGTTTTGCTATCATTCGTTTTGTACCACCACAAGGAGAGAGTGAACTCCCTTGGGCACAGGTTTGGAGTCACGCATTCCAAGGACCTGGTGGTTGGTTCATTGAAAATTCTTTGACTACTTTAGGTAAGAAGTGCCCTATTAGTGCACACAATTCTATGCTTTGGAATAGTGGAAAAGAATCAGACAAAGAGATAGCACGTAAGCAAAAGAGAAAACTTTCTTACTATACAAACATCTACGTTATCAAAGACCCTCTGAATCCAGAGAATGAAGGTCAAGTATTCTTATACAAATTTGGTAAACGTATCTTTGATAAACTTACTGCACGTATGCAACCAGATGAGAATGATTACGATCCACAACCCGCAATCAATCCATTTGACCTTTGGAAAGGTGCAGACTTTAAATTAAAGATCAAACAGGTTGCAGGTTACTGGAACTATGATGACTCATCATTCAATTCACCTAGCACACTAGGTAACTTTGATGACTCTAAGTTAGAGGAGATTTATAACAGTAGTTACTCTCTAAAGGAGTTTACTGATGAATCTAATTTCAAAACTTATGAGGAGTTGGAGGAACGTCTTAAGACAGTTCTTGGACAGTCAGTTCAACCAACCTCATTCGACACAGACAAATACGATCACGCACCAAGTATCACAGAAACCCCTGTTCCAAACACAAATTGGAAGGAAGAGGTTGAGTCGTTCTCAGCAACAAAAACTGCTGCGTCTGCAACAACTCCTGCTGCTAAAGAGGAGGAGGACGATGCGTTAAGTTTCTTCCAGAAACTCGCAGAGGAAGATTAATAGTTTGATACCCTATGATGCACGAGTTATTTCCAACTCCTGTCTTTGAAGAAAATATCGGGGTGCCAGAAGGCACCCTTTCTATTCTCGATACAATGGAGTGGGATAGATTTGAAACTAAAAGTATTTCAAAAGAAAAAAATATCTTAAACTATCTACCTTCTGTTTACAATCTTATACAGAAGCAAGTAGAAGATTGGTGTTATAATACATTGCTCGTCAAGAGTACAACTGAACTGGAGATAGTCAGATCTTGGGCAGCATCACATAAAACTGGAGACAGTTGTGATTGGCATTCACATACCAATGCTGTAATGAGTGGTGTTTACTATATAATGTGTAACCCTGACAGTGGAAGGTTGTTCTTTAACAAGGGAGCACATTATCAGAACTGTTTTGTTCCTACATTGGAACCAGACACAGTAGGATTTGTTCCTGCAACTGCCAAACAATTTTCTATACTACCCGAACCTGGAACTCTGTTGATGTTTCCATCACAGTTAGTACACAGGGCAGAACGCAACCAGTCTACAAACTGGCGACTATGTATTGCATATGATGTGTTCATTCGTGGTAGAATAGGTACAGATCACGGTAATGAAGTTACATTATGAAACTCTTTCCTTTAATGCTTGTAGCAGCAATCGCTACACCTCAAGTTGCATCAGCACATACTAGACTAAAAAGCGGAGAATTTGAAGTCGAACCTTCTCATTGTGCTTTTGATAAGACATTTGAAAAGTGGAACTGTTGGTATCGTCCTGCACCCAGACCAGAATGGGGAGATTATCATCACCATCACTACGGTTGGGTACCGAGAGTACCATACTTCAGACCAAATGAGCACAACGAACACGGAGTTCCCTGTTACATTTACAAAGACGATAACTGGTGTTTTTAAATGAAACTAATCGACGGATGCTACTCTCTCAAACTAGAATGTGCATTGAGAGGGTTGGGATTTGTCGATGTTAATCAATGGAAAGTAATAGCAAGAGCAGGTATATTTTTTGTTGAACCAATAGGAATCCCAGAGGACCCTGATGCGGATCTTCTGGGATTTTTAGTGACTATTCCTTATGCTTCGTGGAAGAGACCAAGATTAAAAGATACTGCTAAAAAAGCGTTGGACTACTGTTTGGATTAGTACCCTCCTCCGTAGTATCCACCCCCACTTGATCCCGAAGACCCGCTAGAACTAGAAGAACCACTAGAAGAACTAGAACTACTTGATCCACTTGAGGATGAAGAACTGCTTGACGAACTTGACGAACTTGATGAACTGCTCGACGAGGAACTTGTATCAGTAGATGATGTACTACTATAAGTGGTAGAGGAAGAGGCATTTGAATCTGTTGTACTTAATGTGACACCAGTTGATGTCGCAGTGCTTGCTGTTTCTGTTGTTGATGCTGATCCACCACCTGATGCTATTAATCCAGTAGAAGAACCACCACCTGATGCAGAACCTGTGGAAGCAGTGCTTTGTCTAGGTCTATTGTATCTAGGTAATCCTATAAATTCTTCTGCAAGTGATCCTTCAGTCTTCTTGTTGCCATCCATATCTACTTCAGCATTAGGTAGATACCTTGCTAATCTTCTAAACTCTGAGATAAAGTCTGTTAGATATTGTGGTCTTAAAATGTAAATATTTCTTTTAGTATCATTTATTTTGGACTCGTAGTCGTAGTAGGATATTGCATTTCTAGACGCGGATTTTGTAAGGACGGTGCCATCGGGTTTCGTATATTGGAAAGACTCCGAAACAGTAATCCCACTAGGAAGTAGGACGAGATCAAGACTAGGACTCTTATACTCCTTTGTTTCATAGTGACTAACTCCTTCTACTGAACCATATTTATCTCGAACATAACCCAACAAATCCTCACGATTCATTGGCCAGTCCTCATTAACATTTATAATATTATTTACTAAGAGAAGAACCCAATCAAGTCCTGCATCTTTATAAAGATTAAATGCAACTTGATCTGGTCTCTCTCCATCTTGTATTTCATATTGTATAAAACCAAGCAATGAACCTTGCAAGTCATCTCTTACTTTAATACGTCTAAAAATGTTTACTGCTAGTTCATATGGTTGAGTACCATCAATTCTAGTTTTGTTTCTTACGTAAACTTTAGGTAGGAATTTAAAATATGCCATTAGATGTCTGCTATTGATGCTTTAGTTAAGAATGCTGTCTCATCAAACGTTAGAGTCATTTGAAAATTAGCAGGACCATAATCCACACCTGTATCAAGAGCATCTTTCAATGAATTGTATGGACCGTTAGGTGATAGGTTTAAATTTAGATCTTTCAATACTAATTTAGTAGGGAATTGCATAATTCTTTTCAAACCCATTGGAGATGAACCTGTCATCTCTACCTCACCATCTGCATTTGCTCTTCCTTCTACACGAATAATATCTAGTCTAAAGTAGTCAGGTATAGTTAACCAACGACCTGACCCAGAAGCACCACCCCTAAATGCTGCATTAACTATGTTTTGATTAGTTTCCCCTTCAACATCTTCAGATACTCCTCCTGTACTTGGATCTTCATCTGTTGAATCTTGTAATCCAGGTAGCATTGCTCTACGAAGTGCTGCAATTATATTGAATAGTTCTTGTGCTTCTTTTGGATTTCTTGCTTGGCATTGAAAGGTAAAAGTATGAGAGCGATAGTTTGTGCCACGAAATGTTGTCTCTTGATATGGGTTAAATATTTTTCTTTTAGTCAACGCACCGATACTATTGGCATCTAAATTACCTGCATTACCTGCACCCATCACAGCACTGTTGACAGTACCTACAGCAGATGCAATTTTATCCATAACAAATTGAGGAGTTACACCTTTAGCAGTGTCTTGAATCTTGCCTATCAAATCTTGCTCATTACCTGCTGCTGCATTAGCAAATGCGTCTAGTGCTGCCATACCCGCAGCACCAACAGTTGTCTTCTGATATTGTGTCGAATATGACTCTTTTAATTGTGGAGGTAAGTATAAATAAATAGTTTCATTAATACTACCTTCTGCTTCTCCACCACCCCCAATGACTTTACCTTCTCCATAGTTGGTATTGGTTCCAGAACCTTGACCGATGTAACTATATGGATTTCCTCTTTCGGAACTATATATTTTTATCTGTAGGTAATCAACGAAAGCAGACTCGAAAGAATCACGACCCGTGATACCGAGAGAACTACCTGTTATTGATCTAGGATATACTAATGGCATTTGTTTATGACTAAAAGTTACTCAGGAAAATTCAAACCAAGTTACCCTGGAAAGTACAAAGGGGATCCTACTAACATTATTTATAGAAGTTTATGGGAAAGAAAGTTTATGGTCTGGTGCGACCGCAATATAAACGTAGAGGAATGGGGCAGTGAAGAAATTATCATCCCGTATATTAGTCCTGTGGATGGTAGGGTTCATCGCTATTTTCCAGATTTTTACGTCAGAGCAAGGACCAAAACTGGGGGGAAGACGAGACTTATTATCGAGGTCAAACCTCTTAAGCAGACACAGACACCTAAGAAACAACAGCGACGTACAAAGAGGTATCTGAATGAAGTAAGAACTTACGCTGTTAATGATGCAAAGTGGAAAGCAGCAAGAGAATATTGTAAGGATCGTCAAATGGTATTTATGATACTAACCGAGAAAGAGTTACAAGTATGAGCACCTTCACCGATATAAAAGCAAAACAAACTGGTGGTAGAACTAAACAGTGGTGGAGAAACAGGTTAAGAACTACTCTCAATACTTACGTTCAACCAGAGATAGGTAGGATGGTGTTCTTTGACTATCCAAACCCAAAGTTTAAAGAAAAGATGTTTCATTGGGATGCGTTTCCATTGGTGTACATTATGAATGAAGATGCTAATCATTTCTGGGGTGCTAACTTACATTACGTGATGCCATTGGAACGTACAGCGATGGGTGAAGCATTAGCAGCAGGTAATTCTATATCAAGTGATGTTTTTGCTCTTACCGTGCATAAATACTTGAGGAATAGAGTGCGTGGTGCTTTATTAGACATACCAGAATCTGATTGGGCAGATATAGGTTTGATGCCCTTAGAACAATTTTATGTAACTATTAATGGAAGAGATAAACCTATGCCAACGCAATTAGCACTAAAAAGATGAGAAATTTTAGAGGTTTTCAAAATTTTATAGGAACAGGAGCATATGAACCCACAAAGACTAATCTCTTTGAGGTACATATAGATACTCCTCGTTTTGTATTTGCAGGACCTGATAATACATTGAGTCCTAGTGGATCAATAGAGTTAAGAGAATGGTCAGATGCAGTAGACTATCTCGCAGATGAAGTGGTGATACCGTCAAGAGCATTGATGACAGGAGATGTTCAGAACTTTGGTATCCAAAGAAAGTTTGCTACGCAACAGCAACCACAGGAAATGAATATACAATTTCTAGTTCCAAGAAACCAGTGGACAAGATATGTTTTTGATCGTTGGATTCAAATAATCAGCAGAGATAGTGACAATAGAACTATGTTTTATGATGATTACGTGGCAGACATACAGATAACTAAGTATGAAAGTGGTTCTAATGAGATATTAAGAGCAATAGATAATAACGGAAAGATAGTAGGAAAAACTAGATTAAATAAACCAACAGCAGTATGGACTGCATTTAATTGTTTCCCAGTTAATGTAAGTACAATGAAATTTAATAATGGACCTCAACAACTAATGAAACTAGATGTTCAGTTCAGAGTAGAGAGACTACGTATGGAAGCACTACTAAAAACAACTGGAGATTGGAATGTAGATACATTTACAGATGAGAAGGTAGTTCTAGGTTAGGGTGCTAAATAACTATATACTGAGTTGAATTTAAAACTATGCCAATGCCATTACCGACCCTCGTGGTCCCTGAGTATGAATGTACCTTACCATTCGGTCAAAAGGTAACATATCGCCCATTCCTAGTTCGTGAAGAGAAATTGCTTTATATGGCAATGGAATCTCAAGATCAAAAGGAAATGATCAAGGCAGTAAAAGAGATTATTAAAAATTGTACAAGTGTAAAGAAGATAGAATCACTTGCTACATTTGATATTGAATATTTGTTCTTACGTATTCGTGCTAAGTCAGTAGGTGAAGTCAGTGAGTTTAAAGTGACTGCTCCTGATGATAATGAAACACAAGTTGATGTTGAAGTCAATCTTGAGGAAGTTGAGGTTGTTGTTCCTGATAACCATACAAATAAAATAAAAATTACTGATGATGTCACACTTGTAATGAAGTATCCTTCTATCGATACTTTTGTAAAGAATAATTTAGCAGATGAACCTAAACTTGATGACATTTTCCAACTTGCAGCAGATTGTGTTGACAAAATCGCCAACGGTGATGAAGTAGAAAACGCAAAAGCATACAAGAAGGCAGAACTCATAAGTTTCTTTGAAGGTATGAATAATATGCAGTTTCAGAAAGTACAATCTTTCTTTGAGACAATGCCTAAAGTATCTCACACTATTGAAATTTTCAATCCTAAGACTGAGAAAAAGAGTGAGATGTTATTAGAG